TCCTCTTGCTATCATTTCTAATTCAATAAGTGTTGCAGATAAATTTATTTCTCTATCAGCGCAACTTACATCCTTTACAATGCCATCCCTGATAACAAGAATACATTTATTCTGCTGTTCTTCAGTCTCGCCCCAAATTTCTATATTATCATACATGAATCTATATAGATCTTCATATTCTTCTTGTCTAATTTGTTTACAAATTAATTTTCGAGCATCAGTATATTTTCCTGCCTTGAATAAAGCAACCATATCTATTCTATAATCACTTACTTTTTCAGCATTCTCATCCGGCATAATAAGTTTACCGGTTAAGGAATTAGCCTGTATCATGCTAATTCCCCTTCTCAAATCGGGATAAGTCTTACTAACAATAGTTTCTAAAGCATCCGGATCAATATCAACTGATTCTGAATCTAAAATTCCAACCAACCTAGAATAAAATTCACCCATTTCCAGTTTCTCAATGTGCATCATTCCTGATTCACATCTAGATTTAATAGCATCAATAATCTTATGAGGATAATTGCATGTTAAAAGAAATCTAACAACAGTAGAATATTGTTGCATTGTTCCACGCAATGCCTTTTGTGCCTCTGGAGATAAACCATCTGCCTCATCTAAGAAAACATATCTAATATCACCGAAACCATTTGTTTCAGCAAATCTAGTGATCGAATTTCTAATAAAATCAATACCATTATCTTTCGAGGCATTAACTGTTAAAATATCAAACGGATTTATATCTAATTCTTTTAATAAAACAGTTATCAGTGTAGTTTTACCGACACCCGGTGAACCGGATAAAAGCATGTGCGGTAAAGCACCAGTTTTTATCCATTGTTCGATTTGATTTTTTTGTTTGGGATCTTTAAAAACGTATTCGTTTAAGGTATGTGGATTATATTTGTCAACCCATAACTCTCGCATCTTATCTCCTTTTTGTTATTGTAACAAAAAGTAGATGTAAGGTCAATCCCATTTTGAAAAGGTTACAACCTCGTCTTCGGGTAATTCATCGGAAACTAATATCGCACTTTCAGGATCTACGCCCCAGAGTTGAATCTTTGTTCCTTCCTTATCCTTTATTTCAAACATTCTAGTCCATCTTCCATGTTCGACCAATATCCATTGGCCAACATCAATTTCATCAATGCCATCACCAACAGAATGAACTTTCCCCCAGCGTGGTCTAATTCCTGAACTCTTTCCATTATCGTCTGGAATAATAATTCCATTAACAACTCGAGCACCACGTTCTAAATCGGAAACTAAAATCTTTCTCGGCAATGCATTAACTTTCATCGACATCTCCATTATATGTGATATTAATTATTGGTTCAATTCCCTCTTCTTTTAATACCGCATCCTTAATTTCCTTAATTGCATCGATTCCGTGTAGAGTTCTTAAATCATCAATTAGAGTTTTCTCAATATTAATAGTAGAAGGATTAGGATTGCTCATTATTGTCCTCCATGACAATGTCGCCTGACGGAAGTTCGATTTCTTTTATTGTCTTTTTCTTAACTTCCTTAGGCTTCTGTTCAACAGTATTAATTGGTGCAGGTGCAGGTCCTTTCAATCCAGAATTGACAATAACAGATTGAACTCGTCCCTTCTCTCTTGCTATATCATCTGCGGTTCTTGCAATTTTTCCGTTGCTGTCGAGTAAATCGCCTTTGGCATTTACCTTCATATTTCCGACAGCCACTGTTTTTTCATTTTCTCTACGCATAGCATCCATATCAATTACAGTGCCACGATGTGTAGTATGTCGACTCATTCTTATTCCTCCAACGAAATATTCATTCCATTATTTTTTGCGATATCTAGAATGTCTTCTAATGCTTCATCCGTGAATCGCATGATATTTAAATTCTGTTCATCCTTTTGAACAACCAATGTTATCTTTCTTGTTTGTAATTCTCCATCCATGAAAGATTTTACTTTATAATCAATATTTATTTTCATTATTTCCTCATATTCCACGCAATTGGGTCAAAATCGAAATTTTTACTATCTTTTTCTTTGTTTTGAAAAGCTGCCATTTCTTTTAATTCTTCCCTATTAAATTTGCCTTCATTAAATTTCATAGGATCTTCCGAATACGAATATACACACCTTGGATGAAAATTTCCATCGCCATCGGCATAAAATCCTACCATTCTACTAGATCCCCAAGAAGATAATTGATTCCAATGATCAAACATAGCTTCAAGTGCTAATGCTTGTGCTGGAGTCACATCTAACTCTACCAACATCTTGATTTTTTCTGTCATTTTAAATAATCGTTAATATCTAAATTATATTGAATTGAATTTACTCTATGAATTCCTATTAAGAATAAAACATATGATGAAACAGAACTTCCTCTGCCAACACCCCATATAAAATTATTCTTTCTCATGTAATCCACGATGAAGATAAACAATCTTAATACCATTAGAAGATTTCTTTCCTCGTATAATATTAATTCTTGAGTGACTCTATCAATTTCTTCCTTTGTTTTACATTTATCTAATAACCATTCTTTAATATCAATTTCTTGATATTCTTTCGGAAATGTCCATTGTTCAGAATGAATGTTATGAAATTCATCAACAGGGATATTGGGTTGATCTTCAAATTCAATCAATTCGGATAATAATTCTTTCTGATGCTTTTTAAATAATTCTATATCTTCAGTATCTTCTGTGGTAATACGATTTATTGATTTACCTTCAAAAATTAACCGTTTGATATTTTCATCCGAAATAATTACCTGTCCAAATTCATTAATTTTCATTCCACTGTTTTTGGTTTCCATTTTTCAACTTGAACGATTCTTGCAGGTTCCTTTAAAGCAACCGGTTTATCTGTTTCGGCCAAGAAACGATAAAATTCATCCATAGGATCTACAATATCCTTAAAGATTTCCTCGTCGGACAAATCAGAATCTGTAGGTTTAATGAATTCAAAACAGAATCCATCATCTCGTGTCCACCAAGGATGTTCATCACGGGCAACTCCTTCCGAATAATAATCTGTTGTTTTATCGGGTAAAGAATAATCACCATCGATACAATCAAAGGTATAATCAATAGACGAATCGCTACCTTTTAATTGTATTTCACCAACCAGAATATCATTCTTAACTAAAGAGGAAAGTTTTGAATGAATTAATCTAACTACCATATCATCACCAGAATTACCGGGACAATACATCATAATATTAGCAGATAGATTTGCAATATACAAATCATCGTCTTTTTCAACATCGACAATAATTACATCAGGTAAATTTGTATCTAACCAGAAATAAATCTTCTGAAATGCAAAAGTAGCCTTAGTTTCTAACTCTTCCTTTGATTTATTTTTCTTATCAGGAATGACTAAATTTATCTTGAGCTCCCAATCAACTGGGGTCAAATATCCATCAAAAATTCTTATTCCTGTAAATTCATAATTTAGAGTCATGTAGTTTCTTATTATTTGATTTCCACGCTTTACCATGCTCTAATTCCTATTCTTCTAATTTACCGAGCTCAATTGGTTTTAAATTATCTGGATATTTTCTATTAAACTCATCATCCATTTGTTGCCTTAACCGTTTCTGTCTTTCATCTTCTAACGATTGAATAATTTCTTTTATACTTAAAACAGCAGGAGTATGTCCTAATGCCGACTGTACATTCATATATTGATATGCTTTTCCAAGTCTCTCAATTATTTCTTCATCTGTTAATTTACTTACATCTAAAAATGGGTGCATAAATTTTTTCCTTAGACCTTATATTTATGTTCAAATAAAGGTACGGAAAATAATGTTGATAGCTAATCTTCCATTTCCCATATAGTAAATAAGAGTGAGGAAGGATATAATTTAATTTTTGTTAATTTCATATCGGTTATAAGATTAAAGAGTAATAAATCCTCTTCGTTTTTAAAACACCAATAAGAATGTACCGTCCAGTTAACAGAATTCAGATCGTTAAAATCTCTTATTATTTCGGGTTGAGTATATCCCCATGTTCCCGACATTTGTTTCAGGCATTTATTTCTTAGTTTAGAAAATTCTTCGGTATTTATTATAGAATAATTTTCAATCGTATGCTTTATTCTAACAACCTTAGGATTACTAAAAAATATTCTTACACCTGTATGTAATTTTTTCATATATAATTATGATGAATCCTGTAGAAATTTGTTAGATCCTCTTTTTCAGAAAATCTAATACAAATGAATTCACCCATATCAATTTCAGCATACATACCTTTACTCTGTTCGAGACTTTCTTGGAAAATTTCAAGTCTTCTATAAAAAACAGAAGGATGCAAATGTAGTGTTAGCCATTCTGAAGTATAACTATCAATACGAACAGGATCTCCAACAAGAAAATTATTTTTTAATTTCATGATAATCCATGCCATTTATGACAAATTGCTTTGAAAAGTTTATCTACATCTTCAGTGGATTTATTCTTAAAAGAAGGTTGTCCACGAACAGAAACATTATAACGCTGTCCCGATACGGTACAAATCATGATGGTCTTATCGTCTTTTAATTTTTCTATTGTGGCTTCTTCGTTTCTTAAATTGCTCACATCTCGCAATGATTCAATAAACTTAAAAAGAACAATAGTACCATCTGTACACACAATATAATTTGGTATAAAATGTATCATAGTAGTGTTAAATATAATGAAGAATCTGGATTAAAATTTTCGCTGTAAATATAAATTTCCGGAGAAACTTTCTTTCCTGAACGAAGTCCTTTGAGGACTCTACCCTCCATGGTCCAATTAGATGTTCCTTTTCCGACATTTTCATTTAACCAATTAACAATTTTATAGAAGTGTGTGCGATCTCGAATGGTGATTCGAAATGAGTGCCTTGCATTTTGCTTCTTAAGATTCGGAAATGGTTGTTTGCTCATAGATTTTCCATGGTTAATACATTATATATATTTCAAATATATACGTCAAAATTCACCAGAATTTTATATGTCCGCATGCCTTACATCGATATGCATCATCATTGTGTCCGTGTCCGATATATTCCCAGCCACTGTTATGTGGACATTTACCTTCGAGAATTCTTTGAATTTGTTCCTCTTCATTAGGAGTTAATACATCCTCGATATCCCTATTGTCCATCGGGTTTACCTGTTAGAATGGTCACTCCGGCTTCCTTTAGCATTTCCTCGGAAATCTTCATATCCTCTGACCAGTGTGGTGGCATCTTATCGGCAGTAAAATTTTCATCTACTACCACTGTTTTTATTTTTTTCTGCACAATTGATTGAGCACAAACCGAACAAGGAAAGAAAGTTACAAATATTGCACAATTCGATAAATCGCTTGTAGGTGCAAAATCTATAGCATTCTTCTCTGCATGTGCCATCCACTTATATTTGTTAGGACGTTGATGTCGTTCGGGAACGCTATCATCAATTCCCATTGGCATTCCATTGAATCCCCAAGAAACGGGTCTTCCATCATTTGTAACAATAACAGCACCAACTTTTGTAGATTCATCCTTTGACCACGAAGCAATATCCTTGGCCATTTTTAATATCCTACCGACCCATTTGGTTGATCTTATTTCCATATTTTAATTTCCAAAACGAAAGATCTTCATCATTATAAAAAACTATATCAACGTATAATTGTCTTTCTAAATCATTATAATATACCATTAGGTCATAATCACCGGGAAATTCTCTATCTAAGAATTCCTTCATTATAACCTGAGCTTGTATTTCAGTACAATCAGGTGGAAATACAAGATACTGAGATATATCTATCATCTCGACATTGATTCGGTTAAAATAATCTGTGATAATTCTTCACCGAAATTATCCATATTGGTAATAATGTACAAACGGTTTTCATCCTGCCGTGTTGACGGATTATAAGCATGAAACTGAATTACCTTTCCACCGGTGGCATTTGTAACAGTGAAATGCATAGACTTATCTTCTTGTATGCTCTTTGATCCGACCGACGCGTGTGCTACGGCTTTAACATCATCATCTGAATATAACGCCCATCTAATAAAACTTCTAATCATTCTTTTCATTGTTTGTTCCTTTATAAATCGCCATCTTTCCTATTTTCAGAAAACCATACATCAAATGTGCCACCTGGATATCTACTCTCTAGCTTTCTTACATTTTCTGCAATGATTTCATTAGGATCCAAATTTAATGCTAAACATGCTTGTGCCCAATACCAGATAATATCTCCCAATTCTCTTTTCATATGAAAAATATTATCTTCATTATATTCCTTTCCCTGGAACATAATTTTCTTAACAATTTCATCAAATTCTCCGCCTTCGGATGCAAGGCCGATCCCTGCGGTCATTAATCTCGGTACATTAGCACCTTTTGATTCTAATTCACGAATTCTAGCAATAAGAACTTCAGTGTCCTTACTAGTTTGACTTGTTACTCCATCAACGAATTCTTTATATTTCTTTAAATCAATATTTTCTTTCATTCTTATCCTTATACATAATTTTCATTTTTAAGTTTCTTCACAATTTTGTAGTAAATTGAAAAATCATCGATATTCTTATATTTTGCTGGTTTTCGCCAATACGATCCATTGTTTTCTAATATTACAATATTACCATCATTTTCGTTCATTTTTAGAACTTCAAATCCATTGATTCCTATACTCTTACTACTATAAAATCCGGGAAAATCAACTAGAAATCTATCACCTGCTGAATCTTCGAGTGCCAACTGAAATGGGTCTGGAATAGATTTAGCTTCATTGAATATATTAATTGCTTCTTCTTTAGAAATTTCTATAAGTTCAACAGGAACAGATGAATATGCATGTGAAGAAACATGTCGAATGGTATCCCAGGAACCATAATATTTTGAACGATTCACATCGTTATATGGAGTGAAAAATGCAATTCCCGAAGCAATTTCATCATTCATTTCTTTAATTGATTGTTCTCTTGTTTTAGTTGTCGTTGCTTTCTCCAAGACCTTTAAGATCTTTAAATCTGTTTGATAATGATATTTTCCAGACGAAACCTTAAGTATCTGTCGGCGCAAATTCGATCTTACCTTCATGCTATCTTTATATTGATGGCCGGGTCCATATAAGGTTGCGACTCCCATATATTCACCAACTAATTCATTCTGAAGAAGAACCTTGTCGCCAATTTGTATATCTTTAAAATTAACCTTCTCTTCAAGCAATTCAGTATTTTGAACAGCAACAGAATAACTTGGTGCACTAATCGGAATCAATGTCATTTTGGTTTGAGAATTATCTCTTGCCCAGACACATTGATCTTGTATCAATCCTTCGGTAATTCCAGTTACTCTTAAAATTTGATTTAAATTTTCGTTTGTAATTCTAACCATGAAACCACGTGGATCAATTACTAGCCAGGTTTGATCTAGGGAACCATAATTCTTCCGACTACATTCATATAATGTAAATCCCGGCAATGGTTGATTACTTAACTCTGTTGCTTGTGGAAAGGTTGATTGAAGTTTTAGAAGTTTTTTCTTTTCTGCTATCGAATCTCCTTTTGGAATAATTTCAGCTTGTGGCAATGAATTATCGGGTTTAATTGGATCATATCCTACGTAAATATGTTTTGAAATATTGATCATTCTATGTTATAATACCTTGTTTTCGGAAATAGTTAATTTATCAAGTCTGTGCTTAATGCTAGAACGAAGAATTAATACCTGTTTCTGTTCTTCGGGATTTGAAATAACAGCCAATAGTTTTCTGTAATTTTCATCTAGGATGATGATATCATCAATCGATGAATTCTTTATGATAGTAAATCTCTGTTTCAATTCGTCGTCATTATACATATTGATCTCCATTTTTAAGCACCAATACCAAACTGAATTTTGAACCTTGTTGCATCGGTAGCATCTTCAAATCCGAATTTATTACCGCCCAACATAGTCCATTTTCCGTGAACATTTTTCGTACACCAAAGAACGATACCTTCCTCTGAAATTTTTTCATAAGGAAGGTTAATTGATGTAAATGTCCAGGATTTTTCTTTTTCGTAGATTAATTTATTCATCGGAATATAATTCAATGAATTATCTGTACCAATATCACTATTCATTGGTTCTCTCCCTTAACACATAAGTATTAATTATAAGTTGTAATATATATTATGTCAAACTTTGGCAAGTTTCTATAATATTCGATTACTTCTTATAAGGAACCCAATTAGATTTGGTTTGAATTAATCTATTAGCGATAATATACATTGAGATAGGATTATGACCTAATCCTAAATGACTTGCGCCGGGTATTTCAATGTTTTCGCATTGAAAATTACGGTCTTCGATACAACATTCCCAATGGACTACTCCATCAGTCTTGCTATAAATTGATGTGAAAGGAACTGGTGGTGGTGTACTAATTCTTTTCATGATTTCTGGTTCCTTATATGATTTATCTTTACTCAATAATTCATATAAGAGTGTTGCATGGGTTCCACCGGCATAGACTTTAAATGGTGAACCCATTGAAATTACCTGTCTAATCTTTCCAGGAATTAATTTTGCTATTTCTCTAGCATAAATTCCACCTAAAGACCATCCAATGATGCTCAATTCTTCTGCCCCGTTCTGTGATAAAATAAAATCTACTCGATCAGAAAGTTGTTTCAATAAGGCATCAAATCCATTTCTTGGACCTAGGTTTCGTCCTAATCCCCAAGAATGGGCATCATAACCTATGTTATTTAGAAAATTTCGAATGAAATAAGTAGAGGTATCGGCTGTTCCAAGACCCGGAATAACCATTATTGGATGATTATCTCCCTCTGGACAAATAAATTGAAGTGGAACATTTAAAAGCCATCCTAATCCATATTCATATATGGATCTAAAAACTTCTACACTAAGAAGTGTTTTTGATGGTACTTCCATTGGTTAATTCCGGATTAAGATAAGTTATTTATCTTAGAATGCTAAAGAATATAATAAAGCATCATTCTTGTTTTTGAAAACAGTAATTAGTTTATTATCATCATCGATGAACCAATCCCATTCCTCTTCTCTTTCGCCAACATTTTCTATCAACCAATTATGTTGGGTTTCATATTTTCCAAGCCACTCGCGCGAGACAGAATATTGTCCAAAACGACGTATTCTGTCTCTTGCCGAGTTAACCTCTTCAATGAAATTCATTAGAATGAAACGCTAGAACCACATCCGCAAGAATTCGATACATTAGGATTATTAAATACGAAATTCTCACCCATAATATCACGTTTGAAGTCTATTTCGGCATTTTCAAGATACATCATGCTCATAGGATCTACAATGAGCATTTTCTCTTCACTTAGAGGATAAATTGTATCATCCTCCTCCTTGCCTTTTTCCACCGATAGATAATATTGAAATCCATTACAACCTCCACCTTGGAGACCGAATCTAACAATATCTAGTCCTTCCTCGTATAGAATATCTATCAAACGCATCTTTGCGGCATCGGTAATTTTTATCATTGTCTCTTCTCTACAATATGATCAGCAAGGCCTAATTCAAGAGCCTGCGGTGCGGTTAACCATCTATCCCTGTCCATAAGTTCAACAAACTTGTCGTAGGTGACACCTCTGGAATTATGCTTTACATACAATTCAGTCATTTCTTTCTTGATACGGAGACCTTCCTGAAGATCAATTTCCATATCAGAAACTTTACCACGTGTTCCCGATGAAGGTTGATGGATCATTGTAATTGCTCTCGGAAGCAAATATCTGTGACCTGCTTCGCCTGCTTGTGCAATAAAGGATCCCATACTTGCTGCCATTCCGGTAACATACGTATAAACCGGACACTTGATGTATTGCATCACATCATAAACAGCCAACCCATCATACACTGATCCACCTTCAGAATTAATATACATATTTATTGGTTGATCTGGATTTTCGGCCTCTAAGAATAGCATCTGGGCCACAATAACATTCGCCATCGATTGTTCAACGGTTCCTGTAAAGAATATCACACGTTCCTTCATAAGACGTGAATATAAATCATATGACCTTTCTCCACGCGAAGTTTGTTCCACAACCATTGGAATTAATGTTGAAGTAATAGACATGTTTGGTTCCTTTTAAGATAAATAAATTATAACTCCAGGAGAATTTCATTCGTGGCTAAACGATTTACACTCGCTGAATTTATTCAAAAAGCAAATATAATTCATAAAGATTTATATGATTATAAAGAAGTATTATATAAAAATATGCACACAAAGGTCAAAATCATCGATCCCGAATATGGCGAATTTTGGCAGACACCAATGGGGCACCTCAATGGTCAAGGTCATTTGTTACGTGGAAGAATAAAATCTTCTAACAAACGTAGAATGTCTAGAGAAGAATTTATTTTATTGGCCAATAAACATCATAATTATTTCTATGATTACTCAAAAGTCGAATATATACATTGTGATAAAAAAGTTTGTATTATTGATCCCGAATATGGTGAATTTTGGCAGACACCATATAATCATTTACGAAATCATGGTTGTCCAGAAAGAACTAAACAGAAAAAATGGCTTATTCATAAAGATCACATAATTCCAATGTCTGTTATCTGTACACAGAATAGATCTCCCGGTTGGGTTAAAAATAGACCATTATATAAATTTCTAAATTCTTCAGAAAATCTTAGAGATATCACAGCCGAAGCGAATCAATTAAAACACGATATTGTCATTTTAAATGGAGAAGAAATATTCGCAGGAAATATTAGAAATAATTACGAAATTATAAAATATCTAGCACAAACATTATTGAATATCGATATCACAGATATCATTAAAGAAGATAAAAAATATATAAAAGAATATCTTAAACTCTAATCTATCCATAAAGTAATCGAAATTTAAGTTCTCCCGAGGAATCTTTAAATTGGAAAAACCATCCCCGTGTCAAAACAGTCATCTTCAACTTACAATTAAATTCTCGTTTCAATTTCTTATTTAAAATTTTAACAGAGGGAGAATAAGAGGAATTGGCAGTTTCTATAGTTGTTTTTATAAACTTAGGCAGATGTGTAAATTGGGTTGCTGGTACACGTTTCATGATAAATAGTTATATAAGGTATATTATCAAATGCTCATAAAAGATATTCTAAACGAAAGTGCTACCGATGTTGTTGCTCGTTTCTATATTGAGGCATCTAAAGAAATGGATAAATTTTATAATCCCGAAGATGCAAAATATAAAGAGAAGAATAACAAATATTATCAAGAACACTTTAAAGAATGGTTTAAGGAAGAAATTGTACCAATTTTTCAGAAACCTGTTGATAAACCACAACCATCATTTACAAATGCCCCCAAGGAAGGAAAATTACAATCACCAGGATATCGCGGAAAACAATATGCATTGGCTAGATCAGGTCTTCCTTATGATCATAAAGTTCAACGATATCATCCAAATTTAACAAATGCGGTTGCTCCAAATGTAATGGATGGGGCTAGGAATTCGAACGGCCAGTAAATTTTAGTTTTGCCAACGTAATAGAGTGCATATCTTCGTCATTTAATTGAACTATATCAATATTATCTCGACCATAAATTATTTCTAATTTATTTCTACGAGATTCTGCATCAATCTTATTTGAAAATAACAAAATATTATACGCTTCGTCTAATACCTTCCAGCCGGCATCCCCCATTGAATAAAACCAATCACATTTGAATCTACCTTTAAATCTCAAAGCATACATCAGTTTATAATATGCATTATACTAGCAAATAAATCGGGATCAAAGTTATCAGCGGATTCATTGAACCAATGAGTATTATCCATTGCCCAGGACCAATAACTTGCTGGAATTTCTGTCATTAATTCACCTTTATATTTTCCAAAGGGCATCCTTTCAAAAATAATAGGTTTCGATAGCCAATCATTAATTTGTGGTCCGTAAGATTTATTCTTATCGACGACATCTATTTCTTCTAATATCGAAACAAATGCTTCTAATAGTTTAGCAGTTATGAAAGAATCATTTCCGGCTCTATGACACATCATTTCAATTGGTATATCTAATTTCAAAGCAAATCTTAAATAAGGAAGATTGGTTTCTTGAATGTCTGTTGCACCATTAAATAATTTCTTCGCCATTCTCCATGTGCAAATCCAATTGTGATCAAATTTTATACCATGATTTTCCAGAACTCTCATATCAAAGAAATAATTATGGCCAACAAGATAACCATTTTTATATCCATCAACAACAGTTTGGAAAATATCCTTGGATTCAACAAACGTTGGTTTATCATCGACCATTTCGTTTGTGATATAGCAAATTGATTCCACTTTTGGAGGAATAATAGAATTTACCGGTTTGTGCAATTCTTGGAATATTGTCCAATTATTATCTTCCCTAATGACAAAACCAGTCTCAATAATCTCAGCTATCTTATAATCATCTGAATTAGTTTCGGTATCTAATACAAGACAACTTTTTAAAAAATCTTCTCTAAAGGTCATAAAAAATCTCCAATACAACTAGTGTAACACATCGTTATATTGGAGATCAAGTTTTCTTTTACTTACCTACGTTTGGTGTTCCTTTAGGGACCTTCACATATTTGAAGAAGCAATGTGTGGTAGCTGTTGTCTTACCGCATACATCATCAACTGATGCATTTGGATGACTCTTAAGATATGCTTCGGCTTCTTCTTGTAATGGAGCTTTATTGCACCACCATTTTTCAAATTCTTCAAGACCTTTTCTTAATTCTTCGGCAAATTTCTTATTTCTATTAAGAGCTTCATCGACCCCTTTAAGGGATTTATGTGATTTATCTTTGCTTTCGTTGATATCAGTTAGTCTCATTTTTTATCCTAATCTATCAAATCTTTTCATCCAAGAAATAATTTCCGGATCTGGTTGATTATGCTCGCTTAGAGCGGAAGAATCTCGAAGTATTTTCCTAAGTGTTTCTACTTGAATAGCATATAGCTGATCAAGGTCTCCTAGAAACATATCTGGAAGATTATACATATCAGATCCATCATAGAATGCATGTTCTGCAAGATCAGCCTCCAACGGTGTCAGTTTTCTTCCTAATTTTGATTGTTCTAAAATTTCTTTTCTAAATGAAGCAGCCGGTATTTCATATTTACTCAACATCCTTAACATTTCCGGTGAATTAGAATATGTATCCATTGTGTGTTCACCATTGGGATCATCGCCGAGTATATCTGTAAAGATATTCAATTGTAATAAATTATCAATCGAATCTCCTGCATAAAAGAAATTTTCATCTAATTTCATTTTTATCCTAATTTAGAATAATTCTTAAATCTTGTTATCATAGTTATAATTACTGATACGTCACTCAATGGAAGATTAGAATGTGACATTCTTTGAACTACTTCCTCAGCTCTCATAATTAATTCATCATCGCTCATATTGAGTGAAGAATCATTTTCTTTGAGCTCTTGATTATTGGTTTTGATTTCAGATAATTTCATCTTAACCTAATTTAGAAAATCTTTTCATCCATGAAATAATTTCAGCATCTGGTTCTTGTGTTTCTTCTAATTTGCCTGCTGCTGCCATCTTAGCACGAACTGCACCAGCAACACGTTCTCCAGCTTCTTTACTACCATATTCTTTTGCAGCATTTTTAGCAACAGCCTTAAATCCGGTGGTAGTTCCGTTATTATGCTTACCTTCGTCTTTTTCTTCTAGTTTTTCCGAATCTTCCATATCATCGACATCGCCATCGGAATCAGTTTCTTCTCTTACTCCAGTCTTAGATTTTAAATCTTCAAGACCTTTCTTGCTGCTAATATTATCCTTCTCTTTATCTTCAAGGTCCTTCTTCGAAACTTTCCAATCATCTTTTCCGGATTCTTTTCTCTTATAAGCGGGAATTTCATCTTTCTTTGGTTCTTCTTCGAGCTTCCTTCTTTGAAGAACAGGTGCAACTGATTCAACTAATTTATCATATTTCTTTAATGATTGAATCATTGCTGCAATATCTTTATCAATATTTTCCATAAACATTTCTCCGATTTGTTCCGGTGGATTTTCCGGTGGGTTGGAATCCGACGAAGATGGTTGAGTTTCACTACCTTCAGGATTTTCTACAGGTTTTGGTTGCGGACGCCTCTTATCAGTAAAGTATCCTCTATCTTTTAATGCAACAAGTTTCTTAATTTCATTATCAATATCATAATCATTAATTCTTGTAGCAGGATCTTTTTGAATTACCGGATCCTTAGCAAGTTCATCTAAGGTACTCTGAATCTGTTCCTTATGTTCTTTCAGTCCTTTGACTATATCATAATAAAGATACGGAAATTTTTCTTTAATTTTTTCTTTATCAGCCGGATCATCTGCAAGATCATGAAAACAAGGAGTTCCAGCATCGAATTGATACTTTTCTGTTCCTTCGGCTTTCTTTTGAACAACAGCACCTACTTTATTAACATATTCTGGATTTTTCGGATAAACCTGAAATAACATTGCCCTTCCAGAATAAATTTTATAATTGGTATCACTTTCTGAATTGGCGGTACACCACTGTGTACCTAATCCTAAAACTCTAGCTCCTGCCCAATTGAAAACCGTATAGATTTTATAATCATCATTATCAACAATTTTGGCAGTTTTTGCTAATTTCTTAAGTGCCGCTTCTCTAGCTGCATTTCGTACATCTCTCAATTTATCTTGATAATGAGTAGACATATATTTTCCAACGTCACGAACACCATTAAATCTAAATAAATCTCTATGAGTAGGTTCGAGTAATTCTTGCTGGTCAGGTCCGCGCCTATTTCTTAACGCATACCAGTCGCGAAGGTTCATGTTCATAACACCAATAAGATCTTCCCAGGTATGGCTACCTGCAATATATCTTCTTACAATCCATTCGTTATTAACACCTTCTCTTGAATAGACTGTTCCTTCGTATCCAATTCTTTCAATTTCATCTAGTTGTTCTAGAAACCACTTTGCCAATTGTTCGTCGGGCATCTTTGGGAAGGTCTTAGCAGCACCGGCTGGAAAAACTTTTGGATTGGTACGAACATCATCTCGGATTGCATCTGCTAGATCTGAAACCATTTTCTTATTCGCAAGAACGCGCTGGCTCCCCTTTGAAAGTTGAGCCTCTGTAAGAAATGTTCTAAGTAAGCTACGAAATAGACTTTTCATTTATTTTGCAGTAACAAAGGCATCTCTTAGTGCATCTAAAACAGGACGTAATGCCATTGCATTTCCTTGTGCTGCCGAATGTAACCATTCCAAAGCCTTTTCGTCATGGATACTATCGGTATTGGTAGCATTCATAACCGCCTTAGCAATTGTTCTAGAAATGGCATCTTGACCCACTGGTGATACATTAATTGCACCTTGTTTATCAAGTTCAATATTGATTCTTTGAATATTAGCACCGGATGCCATTAATTGCTGTGCCTTTTCAAAGTTACCACCCTGCATCATTCTTTGAGCACTCTTGTGAATGTTACTTAATGCTTGGTGTGCAAGTGTACGAAGAACTGGTCTAACTCTTTCAAAGACTCTCTTAAAATCTTGATCTAGATTTGGTTCTCCAGCATTACCTGCCTTCATTTGCTTTCTTTGATCCATTTTGTCTCTTTCAACAGCACTGTTAGAAACATAAACTGTACGAAGTCTACCAATCTGGTCAGCAAGAAGATTGAAAACGTTATCTGGATTTTGCATATCTTTTCCATGATGAAGGCCCATACGAGCTTTCATAACTGTTGGATCAGACCATCTTTCTTCTTCTCCGTCGTCATCATCGACTTTCTTTGGACGAAGTAATTCTGGATCAACCTGTTCACCATCATCCTTAAAAGCAATAATCTGATATGGCAATGTACTATCTCCGCCTGGATCGTATGGCTGATTTTTCTTTGCCTTCGCTGCCATTCTGTCCTTAATATGTTTTTCATAAGGCTTAATACCAGCAACTCCGTTTTCAGCTGATACAATAATAAAGTTATCTGGATTTCTCTTGTATTCTTTCCATAATAATCTTTCACTAAATGGTGCTGGTTGAAGATCTGCATCATTGCTTAGTTTATGCATTCTATGTAACCAACGAACTAATTTCTGTCCACCTTTCTGCTTTCCAATTAATCTACTCAATGAACTTTCTTCAATATAAGATTCATAAATTTCGTCGTCCCACTTGAGCTGCTCAAAGAGCGATGCTTGTGAAGTTAGGCCGGATGTTTCGGCTAATCTAGGCATATCTTCATTACCTCCAATGGCGTCTTGTGCGTTATTGCCTTGTAATTTTGCATCTTTATCTGGATAGGCATAGATATATTCTCCCATTGGATCTCTTACCACATGGAATCTCATACCATCCTTTCTATATTCCTTAACATCGGGTTTATATCCCGGAATTGCTAAACCATGGCTGACATCCATTGTACCGAGATCCTCGGCATTCTTCTGTAACCAAGCTGCCACTGCTCTCACCTCAGAAGATGAATTTGGACCTTGTCCATTTACGTTAGCAATTGTCTTGATTCCTTCTAATGGAGTCGATGTGAATAGACCAAATACTTGTCTGCCCATTCCTCTCACATTTCTATCACGATATCCAGGCAAGTCACCTACGGTATGCCATTCGGGATATTCCATTCCCGATGTTCTTAATTCTCTGCTAATTAATGCAGGAACATCTTGCATATTTCTTAATACAACGTCCCTGGTAGGATCTAATTCTGGTTCGTCGCCACCGGCCTCTGGATCAATTCTATTCATGAAATCTCTCATTTGGTCTGTAGGACGCATTTGAGATAATCTGCCCTGAATAGATGATTTAGATGCAGATGGTAAATCCATCGGTGAATCGGAATGAAATCCGTCATCTGATCCTGCTGGTTGAACTGGCAAGTTACCTTTTTTCTGTCCAAGTATGTCACCGAAATCCATGTCGTCGGGCATATCATCTGTCTTGGTTTTTTGTGGCCTTGATGGTGGTTCAGGCATATCAACTTCTGCCTCTACAACTTCACCCATAACTTTACTATAGCAAGATTTTAGATCTTCCGGAGAAAGATTGTATAAATCGCTTTCGTTGTGGTATTGACTGTCTTTTGTAAGACCCATATTCTGCATAGAAAGGATACTATGAATCATATTCTCCGGTGATTCGTCCTCTGGTGCTTCTTCTAATTCATCACCATGAGTTAACGGTGATTCTTGTCCGACTTTTCTAAATTCAGTCTTGTGAACGATATCGCCTAATTTAACACCCTTTCCGGAACGTGGACGTTCCGTCTGATGAAATTCTGTTTCTTCTTCGTCGACTGCAAATGAACCAGCGCCCATACCACCTACAGAACCTTCCTCTTCCATATCATTAAATGGAATTTCAACTTCAACTTCACCCGTGTGTCCTTCGTGGCCTATGCATTCTTGTCCACACATTGGGCAAACTTCATCATTCATTCCGGGATTCATTCCAGGATTCATTTCTGGTTGCATTTGTCCTTGTGGATCTGGAAAACATGTTTGACAATCCCAATTTCCACATCCACATTCAATATTTTCTTCGATTTCTTTACCTTCGCCGTTGAGTGCTTCTTCAACTGTCGAAAGCCATTTTGAAAAACTATCTTTTTGATCCATTACTGGCTCCTATTCCTAACTAGGTATTCAATATACTTATTTATCAAGAAGTATAAAGTTTTAAAGCCAATAAGAAAGGCGCTTAAAGCGCCTTTCTATTATTTAAAATTAATTTATTGTCTACATGCATTTTTCGCTTGTTCAGCTGACGCAGTTTTCGAAACTTCTTTTACACAAGAAGCAACATTATAAGAACAACTGCCTACCATAATGGTTGCACAAATCACCGCCGCAACTGCAAAATAAAAGGTATTTTTATCCATAATTATCTCCTACAAATTTTAGAAATATCTTCAGCCTTCATGCCAGATTTAATTGCTTCTATCCGACATTCCTGAATTCTCTTTGAAGTTTGTGATGCTGAAAATCCTATCGTAAGAAAGAACATGCAGGCAACCAAAGAGGCAGCAATCAATTGTTCTCGGTTCATTTTATTTCCTTTGAAGAATTAGCTACAGTTTTATCAGTTCGAAATTCGGCAAATCTTGGTAGAAAAAGTGAATCGATACCCTTTCTATCTTTGCTCTTGATTCTTTCATTATAAATCACAGCCACAATTGTTCCTATTAAGGAATTGATTTCTTCTGTAATTTGTTTTCTAAGATCGATAGAAAATCCGCTAATTGCTACCTCAACCGTTCTATCGCTTGAAGCACAAATTAGACTACCGACCATGTCGGTAAATTGGCCGGTCCCGGGATTCCATCCGATAATTTCTAAATCACAATCCTTTTCTGCCTTCATCTTAACAAGATGTTTACTTCTTCCGTCTTCCCAGAAGGCATTGAAGTTTTTAAGAATTGTTCCTTCTTCACCCTGTTCCAAAAGGAACTCAAAATGTTCTATTGCCTCTTCGAGTGAATTTACAATTCTATATGGGATTACCCAAAAACAAGGTGCAACTAATTTCTTATAAGTTTTTTCTACCGCATCTAATAATGTTTCGAATCTATCCTTATAAGATATATTACCTTGTCCAATTTTGAAGTAATTTAGTGGAATGACATCCCAGACTTGAAATCGAACCGCCATCGCTTCAATTGGAGAAATTGTACCTTTAATGGCTTTATTAATAATTCCGTTTCCTGTTTTTCTATCAACAATGACATTCTTATCTTCACAGACAACAAATTCACCATCGAACACCACAGGATACGGAAAATGACTTGCTAATTCAATTAAATCAGCATCCATTAAACCAAGCAAATCAATTTCTCTTCCACTTCTTCCACAAAGTGTAACCTTACCATTTTCGACAATTGCATTGGCACGGAGTCCATCTGCCTTCAATTGACTATATGCAGGAAACTTAATATTCTTGATATTTTTCTCATCATACGGTCGAGCAAGAAGACAGGGATATGAAGGAATGTATTCTCCTACAACAGCATTTACAATACCTTCCGCCATACCGCATCGTAAATCCTTACCAATAATGCGCTCAATAACAATAGCATCATCACGAGACAACTCACTAAGAATATGACGCAAATGCTCAATACCTGCGTGACCAGTGAATTCTCTCTTCGCCAATCTGTCAAGTTCAACCAATGCCCAGTGGAGGGTCTTTTGATTTTTTGGTTCATAATCCGGAATCTTCCTGATATAAAAATTCACGAAGGGATCTAATGCCAGCTTTACCGTCTTCATGAATAAATCATTACTTAGGTGGAGACGTAATGTCTCCACCTTGTGCGTTCGGCTAGAATCAGATCCGATATCTTCTAAAATTTTCAATACAGACATTTATGCCTCATACCAACAAGTTAATCCAAATGGAGAAACAATATGATGCGAAGGATCACTATGAATAACATAAACAGTATCACAGTAATTAGGATCACCAAATCCGAGTCCACAATCATATCCATCGGTAAAGTGAATAAACACTTCAGGCACGATATCGTTTTCCTTCATGTAATTCCAGTTACAATTGAAGTCGTTACCACCACGACCCATCACTTCATATTCATCGATTTCATGAATATTATCGGGAGTATAGATTTGTTCGTTATAAACCTGAGTATCTGAACACCAAAGTCTAATTTCGAAATCAGTGAACTGTTCCATGATTCCCCGAACTTCACCGAGAAAGTCCTGAATCATCTTATCGGAAATCGAACCAGAACTATCCATGCCGATTGCAACAGAGACTTTTTGTCCACGCTTTACAGCAGGAAGGAAGAATCCACCGGCTTGCGCCTTTCTGGAACAACGCATCCATGTATAATCATCAGAGAAGACAGATTGAATTCTCATATTAAGAATTTCTCTCCAATCCATCTGTGGATCAGTGATATCCTTAAGCATTCTTTTCACATTGGCCGGAGCATGACCGACGTTAGATTTCAATGCTGTCATAACCGCAGAACGAATTTCATCAGAAAGTTGTCTGCGTTCTTCATCAGTCATTGGAACACCCTTACCATCGCCGGGTTCGATGTGAATATCAAACTGCGGATAACCCGCATCGGGATTTTCCTTCTTTAACTTTTCATAGAGCTCTTCAGTAAACATTCCCTTGTATTTCGGATCAAAGCAAGGTTCCACGCCCGAAGTTTTCGGATTAGGAAGTTTACCGACATTGTGTTCGTGCAATTCCCAGTTGATAACAAAATCTGCGGCCGCGTTCCACAATTTCGGATCTCGTCCACCACGACGACTCATGTGGTCATAAACGCAGTGTTCCACTTCATGACCAATAAGGAAAACAGTTTCTTCTTTTGTTAATTTTTCGATGAAATTACGATTATAATACATATATCGTCCATCGGTTGCTGCTGTCGTGCACCAACCATCTGGATCATCGGTTGCATCTTTCAGAATAAGACGTGTTGCTAGAGTTCCCCAAAATGGTTGCCTCAGCAACAATGAAATACGTGCTCGGGTGAGTTGTTCGATAACTTTTTCGGACTGTGTAGGCATCGCTTTACTTTCAAGTGTTTGTGTATTATATCGTAGATATAGCTGGGTTGTCAAATGATTATTTGAAATACGTTCCCAAGGTGGAACACATCAAACCACCGTCCTTCTAGTTAAGTGCTAGGTGCTCTATGTAACTCGAATAATATGACTTCGCCGGCGCCGGCTCTAACGTCAGCAATCATTGGTCTTTCTGAGCTATTGGGAATTCTTTTATTCTTTAGGAAGATGTTCTAGAATGACTCTATCGTATCCATATTCGATAGCATATTCTACAATATCCATTAAAGGAAATGTATCTTCGGGAGTAGTGTACCACAGCACCTTTAATGGATCGATCTTCTCAAATCCAGTAAGTGCCGAAGTTGATTTCTTTAAATAGTCCTTAAATGATTTGAATTCTGTTTCGTTATAAGGACCAACTGTAGCATTTAAAATTTCTTCGTATGGGATTATCTGTATATTTTTAATAAATTTTCTTGATTCATCAGCAACTGTATATTCTTTTCCTAAACTAGCAACATCTGTCATTTTAATTTAACCTCGTATTAATAATATCCCAATTAATAATTTTCCAAATATTCTTCAAATATTTTTCTTTATCGGATCCGTAATCGGTCAAGAATGCATGCTCCCACATATCTATAATCACTGCTACATTTGTGAGAATTTTATGATTTTGAATTGTTTGAATAGAACCTGATTTGGTTAGATAAACCCATCCAGAACCATGTATTCCTAATGCTTCCTCTTTAATCGAATCTTTGAATTTGTCAAACGAGCCAAATTTAGTATCGATTAAAGTTTTTATTTCACCGGTTGGATTATTTGAATTTTTTGGTATTTGAAATTGTTCAAAGAACAATGTATGAAGTTTTGCTCCTGCAACCTGAAATTCACCTTCGCCTGCGTGAGCCTTCTCTACATAACGTTTATATAGTATTCCATAGTGCAGATCAATGTTTTCCTTAGAAAGGACTGGTGATAATTGATCAGATCTAACAGGAAGTTTTATTTGTTTGACTTCTATTTCGGCTGAGACTTTTTCTAATAATTTTCTAAATTCGCCTGGTGTATTCATACAATTATTTATTGAAAATCAAGAAGTTTTTCTTGTTTTCGTAGAATCTCCTAACACCTATCATTCTTTCTAACGTGAATCTATCCAATAGGTCATCGGCAAAACTCTTTATATCGAAATTTCGATCTTTTCTGTCTTTTTCATCAATCGAAATATTTGTAATAGATATATCAGAATTAGATTCTGTTTTATTACCAACAATTACAGGATAGAATGTAATATTTGAACCTTTATAATTTATATTTCTATAATCAACCAAAACTGAAAATTGTTCAGTTACCGGATGAACATATAGAATACTATGAAAATCTTGTCCTTTAGAATCTATGATTCCCATAAATTCAGAAGAAGATCCCGGATAGCAAACAATTTTATTTTCATCAATGATGTTTGATGAACCTTTACCAAACACCATATGGCTGAAGTTTGATTCAATTTCTGTGATAATATTTCGTAATACAAAAGAAATACCCGAAAGATTATTCTTATAAAAGGTGCTTAGTTTTATTTCAGCTGTGGGGTGAATAATATAATTCATTACAGCGTTTAATGCACTCGTACTCTCAATTTCTTCTACAATTTCAATTGAAATATTATCAAGAACTTCAAATGCAGCAACCGAATTATAAAATGTTTCATAATCACATTTGTATCTCACATATATCGGTTCATCGATATTTCCTGTAATTTGAAATAAGGTATGATTATGACAAATCAGATATGCAATTGTTGAGAATGTTTCGGGGTTATATAAACTCGCAGAATTCGTCTTTTCAGAATTTTCTAAAGAATTTACAATTGTGATATTTGGATGATCATATAGTTCCTTACTTACATGAATTTCATTTCCAGAAATAATCGCAATTAATCCCGATAATCCATTATCGACAATCATCTGCGTCTTATTATTTTGAATATGAAATCTCTGCTCAAAAATAGTATCCAGATTGGTATTCTTATATTTCTCTTGAATAGAAGAATAATTTAATTCTGGAAAATATTTCCCAAGGAAATTCTTAATTGAAATTAAATCGTTGGTCATTTATTTCCTGTGTTACAGGATATTTATATTTAAATTTCTTCAGCGATGGCTGTTAAAGGAAAGCCATTTGAACGGGAATAATTGATTGTTTCCGAAACCTTTTCGTCAGCAATTTCTTTTGTGTATGGTCCACCAGCAATGCCTTGTCCGGCATTATGGATGTTAACAGTAATTTCATAAGCCTCTTCAAATGTCTTATGAAAAATTCCTACTAAAATTCCGATAACAAATTCAAAGGTTGTTCTATCATCATTGAACAAGATAACCTGATATTTCTTCGGCTCTTGTACTTGAATGTTTTCCTCAATCTTTTCAATAACGTTTGTTTCAGACATATCATTAATCCCGTGTAGTGCAGAACGTTATTCTATACTACACGGGCCCTATTAGTCAAGAATTATTTTATGGGGATTAACTTAGGCTTTTCCTCTTCGGGGATGTTTTTCTCGAACCTAATTACCAAGAGCCCATCTTCGATTTTAGCAGAAACTGTTTCATAATGTTCAGCAAGCTGAAATCTTTTTATAAAGCTTCGATTAGCAATACCCTGATAGGAATATGCTTGTCGTTGATTTTCGGGCTTGACTCCTTGAATTGTAATTTCACCATTGTGTTCTCTAATTTCAATTTCATCTTTCTTGAAACCAGCAACAGCAATTTCTAATATGATTTCGTTTTCATTCTCACCCTTATAGATATTATGAGGCGGATAATTTGTGCCAGATAGGGTGAAGTTTCTGAAAACTGGTGCGAATCCAATTGATAAGGATTCGAGTTGATCAAATAGTCGTTGAAAGTCATGATTTGCCATGATTACTCCTTTTTTAAGCAAGTTTAAATTTGTGCCCAATGCACGTTTCACAAGACCCAATTTAGGCGTTCTTGTAAAATTATTTATCTCTAGTATTATAGAGACTTTTTAAGATTTAATCAATATTCTATAAAGCTATCAATAATTACGATCTCTGTGCCAAAGTCCAAGATCCATCATTTCTTCGACTTGTCTTTCCCAACGTCTACGCGCCTGTTTACGCATTCTTTGTTTCTTAACAGCAGGTTTCTCAAAGGCACCTCTATCTTTAATTTCTTTTAATAATCCAGAATCCTGAACTTTCTTTGACCAGGTACGTAATGCTCTTCCGAGATCATCTTTTACCTCTACTGATATTCCTCTTCTCTTTGGCCTAGAATCTCTATACTTACTCATTATTTGCTCTTTTCTTTGCTTTATAGACATATTTCATACTTCCATTCGCATCAACAAAGATTTTGTTGACACCTTCTTTTGATAATCGTGGTAGAACAAATTGTGTATTTTGCAAATCTTTCTCCATTATTGAACGGAGTCCTCTTGCACCAACTTTCTGTTTCAAACACTTATCTGCCACATTAAGTAGGTATTTATCATCAAACTCTAATGCAATACCTTCAAATTTAAATAATTCTTTATATTGACTTACAATACTATTTTTTGGTTCCTTTAAGATCCTAATCATCATATCAGGTGTTAAATCATCAAATACCACAACCACTGGACAACGTCCCACAAACTCCGGTATCAGTCCATATTTAATAAAATCTTCAGGAGTTGCATCTTTAACAGTCTGTGAGAAAGGAGATACAACATTTAATTGAGCACCAATTCCAATGCTTGTTTTAGATCTATTTTTCTTAATAATTTCATCAAGTCCAACAAATGCACCACTACATATAAACAAAACATTCTTGGTATCGAATTCACATATTTCGTCATACATATCTTCAATCTTAACTGTTGTTCCTTCGATTAATTTAAGAAGTGCCTGTTGCACTCCTTCACCCGAAACATCACGCGTGGACGAGGATAATTCTGTCTTTTTACTCTTCTTATCAATTTCATCTAAGAAGATTATTCCTTGTTGAGCTTTTTCAACATCATCATTTGCATTTTGAATTAATCTTCTAATGAGATTTGTAACATCCTCGCCAACATATCCTGCTTCTGTTAATGATGTTGCATCTGCCACCACATAAGGAATATCAAATAATTTAGCTATGGTTTTGACTGTTAGTGTTTTTCCCGAACCACTAGATCCTACCATTAATAAATTTGATTTTTCAATCTCGGTATCAGTTTTTCCATTTATTCTTTTATAGTGATTATATACTGCTACCGAAATTGCAATTTTTGCATCATCTTGACCAATTATATATTCATCAAGGTGTTTTTTAATTTGTTCTGGGGATGGAATCTTTTCTCGTTTTTTCTTAGTCGTTAATGGCTCTTCTTTATGTAAGATATCATATGTAACATCAACGCATTCATTACAAATATAGATGTTCTTACCGTGAAATTCTGGTCCCTCAATCATTTGTTCAACTTCGTGACGTCCTTTGTTACAGAAAGAACAATTGATTACTTTTTTTAGATTATCTTCGGTTCCCATATTATTTCCCCACAAATTCTTTCAGCCAACTTAGTGGCCTAGGGTATTTATTTGAATTTGTGTTTTGATTTTTATTTTCAGGAGAAGATTCTTTATTCTTAACTAAAAGATCCCCATCTTTTAATTTTTGCGGAATAAAATGTGGTTCATTGGAATAATCTAAATCTTTACTCCGTATTTCCTGAGTCTCTGGTTGATTAAATTCCGAATCGATTTTATTTTCTTCTTCCGACTGTCGTGTCTCACCGAACTCGGAATCCTGTCTGGATATTTCACTGGATTTCGATACGATTTCAGATTCCTCACTCCGTGGTAAAACGGACCGTTCTTCCTCCAAAGTTTCCGTCTCTTCTTCATCTATTACCTCTTGTGGGCCCGTTTCCGTATCTTCATCATATCGTAAGTTTCCTGTCTGGAATACGATTTTCCTATTCTTCTTAGAGCCGACATGCTGCGAATCGGTAGTTTTTTCCGATTCTTTAGTCTCCTGACTAACTTCTTTTTCATTCGTGAGTCTTAAAAATGTGTGATTTGCTGCGAGTAATAGTATAACTGCCAAAGGTTCAAGTGTTAAGGAAATTATTAAGGTAAAAATCTTTACCGCAGATTCGATATTCTTATTAGCATCATCTGAAGAATATATTAATTCAGCAATATATCTAATAGGTCCAACCTCCAATTGTACCTTTCTTAATTCGGATTCTAACTTAAATTTATCCGAAGAAAGTTCATCGATTCTTTTCTGTGAAGCATCGATATTATCCCTAAGTTCTTTTCTCTGCGACGCCTGGGATTTTCTTATTGACACTGATTTATCTGTTCTATCTTTTCCAAGATATGAATTTACTGTAGCATCAAGTTGATTGATAATTTTCTGATTATCAGCTATTGAAGATTTCTCTCGATCGATTTGTTCATTTAAACTTTCAATCTTTGCTGAATTATCAATTGTTGATGCATTCTGTTCTAGATGTGCTTTTGAAAGAAATCCAAAAACACCAATACTGGTAATCAATGATAATACTATTGTTAGAAATATCAATGGAAGTTTAAGTTTCCATGTTGAAAACTGCCAATTTCTATATAACCAGCTAGTTGTAACTAGTTTTCCACCTTCGAGAACTAATCCCATTATGAGTGCATGAAATGCTGCACCTGCGTAAATGGTCATAATTCCTATAATGGAAAACCAGCCAGAAACAAAACCTAAAGATAACGCTGACAAGAGCGTCAATAATGCAAATATCATTTATTGTTTATTTTTAGATAAGCCCTTTTATTTTAAGGGACAAGGCATCTACACCTGCAATTTCATATATGTTTACATCTGCCCCAATTAATAAGGCAGTCTTGCCTTCGGGAAGTATCTTACTAAGAGTTTCCCTTGTGTGTTCCAGATATGCTGTTGAAAGAAATTTTGTTTCTCTAGGAAGCTGAACAATTAGAACAGTATTCGGATCACTTTCCATTTCGTGAAGGAAACCAATTGTACCTTCCGTAGGACTTTTGATTTCTTTCATATTAATATCCTTCGAAAAGATCTTCGTTATCTTCCCTGTGTCCAACCCTCATAGCCATATTTGAATCGGTTTCTCTCACTTCAACTTTACAACACCAAATTCTCTTTGCTTCTTCTGTACCATATTGTGGTAAGAAAATACCATTTATATATTTGTATAAGAAATCTGAAATTCCTTCACAACCAGTTTTTTCAACTTCTGTTACCTTGGCTAAACCTAATTCTCCAAGTTTTTTAATATCATCATAATTCGGATCGTCCTGTGCCAATAGAAGACAATGATCAAACTTATCTTCTAGAAATTCCTTTAATGGTTTCAATCCACCAAAGTCCATTGCCCAATTTCTTGCATCTAATGTATCGCATTCAAATTCAAAATGAAATGATAATGCATAACCATGAATCAAATTACAATGACTATCTGCTCTCCATTGTCTATATGCTACTGGAGCAATTTGTCTATAAGTTTTTGTCGATATATATTTCGCCATTTTATTCCTGTTCATTCTTAGGTGGTAATATTTCAGTTAAAGGTGTTTCTTCAATGTTGAGTTTATAATTGCTTCCGGAGCCGGGTCGACCAGACCCTTTTCTATCTCCCTTAAATTCGCCCTTCATTTTTGCACCTTTCCTTGTTTTTCCTTTTGCTGTTGCAAGTTGCTGTTCAAATTCTGGATCATATTTGAAAACATACAATCTGGATTCTTTATTCTGAATTACCCATAATTCAATTTTCTTTTCAGATTCAGAAACAACTCGATAATCTTTGAATTCGAATTGTCCTTGTG